GACATGTACAAGAATGGGACGATACTCCTGGCCATGAACGCCTTTCAATATATCATCGAAAAGGTACATTTACCGAAATAGACCCAAATGGCACTGAGATTCATCATGTCATTGGCGATAAGTATACTATCGTTGATCGCAATGGTTGTATCTATATTACCGGTGAAGCTAATTTAACAGTTGATGGCAATATCAATATTTTATGTCAATCAAATGCCAATATTGAAGTAACTGGTGATACCAATATGCAGGTTGGAGGTGATTATAATCTTGGGGTTGCTGGTAATATGAATGTTGCTGTGGGTGGCAAATTTACTATGGTCACTCAAGGTAATAATACAATTCAATCAAATAAAGAAACACACATTATTTCTGGAACAAATCATTATCAGTTGTCGGGTATTAGTACTAATATTAAAGCCGCCGGTAATATTAATATGGATGGTTCTAATATTTTCCAAAATAGCGGTAGAGCACATTCTGCATTATCTGCGTCATTACTACCACCCGATGCCGGTGTACCGTTAAATAAAGCCGTACCATATACTATTCCACCCCTCGCCGAAGGTGAAAATGTATATCAATTTGAATCTGAAGAAGATTGGAATACACCGGCTGGGAAAAAGGCAAAAGCGGAAATGGAAAAGAAATATGGTGTACAAAATGCCGATAATACTCCGGCATCTGATAGTGCTCAACCTACTGGTGGTTCTAATAAAAATACAGTTGCAAGTTGTAAAGTGATTTATGCAACAGAATCATTCCCAGATAGTTTTAAATTATCAAAGAACTTTTCATTTGGTATGTTATATGATCATTCCGGTAATCATAAACTTGTTGATCAAAATGGATTAACAAAACAACAGATTATTTGTAATCTAAGTCAATTATGCGAAAATATTTTAGAACCATTACTTGATGTGCTGCCAGGTGGTATTGGTGGTTATAGTAAGCAATGGACTATTAACTCCGGTTATAGAATGTTATCAAATGGCGTTGGTAGTTCAAGTTCCGATCATCCAACCGGTAGAGCAATCGATTTAAGCTTATTACCAAAAGACCAAACACGTAATAAACGCCATTTTGAATTCATTCAACAAATTGAAAAGATTCTTCCATACGATCAAATTATTCTTGAATATCGTTCTGGTAACCAATGTTGGATGCATATTGGTTACCGAGGTGTGAAAGCCGGAGATACTGCAGGACCTGGCGGCGCAAACCGTAAAATGGCATTTACTATGCTAAATGATAGTACTTACAAGAAAGATGGTAAATCAGGATTCTACTTATTATGAGCATATTTAATCCTAACACCTTACGTTTAAATGAATTTATTGGTACTGATAGTACGACTGTTACTATTTCCGGCATTAATGAAGCATATACAATTACTTCAGTAACCTGTTCAGAATTAATTCCTGATTTAGTTATAACTTGGTTAAATAATAGTTTTACATTTTCAACTTCATTACAAGATATTTTTCCGCGCACATTAAAATATGTAACACTTGAAGGTGAAACAAATAAGAAATATGGTCAAGTAAGTCGTTTTACTGATATACCATCTAATTTCGTTGGGTTATATCGTTATATTCCACCATCATATACCACAAAAGATATTACATTTACAATATCTGGTGATGTAACAACAACTACTATTGGATTATTTAGTACAGTAAATACGATACCGTTTACCAGTACATGGATTTTAACTGCGGTTTATAATTCTTCATACTCAAATCAAAAATTGCTTGAAACTATTAGAAACGGTTCAGAGTTTAAACAAGCATTAGAATTATATCCAGAATTAGGGGACAATTAATGCCTGCTTCAGTTCGTTTAGGTGATTCTTCGGCTGGTCATTGTTATGAAGCTAGACCAAATGATCAAGGTTCACCAAATGTTTTTATTAATGGAATAGCCGCTCATAGAGTAGGTGATCATTGGCCAACACATACTTGTGGTACCAGTTCACATGATTCAATTACTGCCCAAGGATCACCAAATGTTTTTATTAATGGTATTGCCGCGGCAAGAATAGGTGATGAACTAGATTGTGGAGATATTTGTGCAGAAGGTTCTCCAAATGTTTTTACGAATTGAAATAAATAAAGAATGACTAGAAATACTCGACAATTTGCTGATCTCGATTTTAACTTTGCAAAGCATCCCGTTACCGGTGATGTGACACTTAAATACGATGAACAGGCTATTAAACAATCAGTAAGAAGTTTAATTCTTACTGGCAATTATGAGCGCCCATTTCATTCCGAGATTGGTTCAAATATTCGAGCGCTTATGTTTGAACCAAACAGTCCTATGCTTTCTGCTTTACTAAAAAGAGCAATCACCGATACGATTCAAAACTTTGAACCAAGAGTAAAATTACTTGATGTGCGTATTCGGAATAATTATGATTCAAATGAAATCAATGTAACAATTGAATTTACAATTATTAATACATTAAGACCAATTGTATTAGATGTAGCACTTAAGAGACTTCGATAATGACTAATCAAAGAATTCAAGTTGAAGATTTAGACTTCGACACAATTAAAACTAATCTTAAAAATTTTTTAAGCTCACAAGATACATTTAAAGATTATGATTTTGAAGGTTCTGCTTTAAATGTTATTCTTGATGTTTTGGCATATAATACTCATTACAATGCTTTATATACAAATTTAGCTATTAATGAATCATTTCTAGATTCAGCAGTTAAGCGTTCAAGCGTTGTATCATTATCAAAGCAATTAGGTTATATTACAAAATCTGCATTATGTTCAACAGCAATTGTTGATATTACAGTTAATTTATCGAGTCAAGCAGTATCTCCTCCAATTACTGTTACATTACCAAAGTATAGTCCATTTGCTGTTAATTTAAATAATGTTCAATATACATTTTATACTCTTGAAGAGTATACCGCAGTTTTAAATAATAATAGATACGTATTTAATAATATTGAAATTAAAGAAGGCACACCATTAACATTTAAGTATAATGTAACACAAGGTCAACGTTATATTGTCCCAAATAAAGATGTTGATCTTTCAACACTTAAGGTAAGTGTTCAAGCTAATCCAACATCTTCAAAGTATTTTATATTTAAGCGTAGTGATACAATTATCAATCTAGATAAAGATAGTGCTGTATACTTTGTAAATGAAATCGATAATGAATTATTTGAAATTTCATTTGGCGATGGTGTATTAGGTAAAGCAATTGAAGCTGGTAATATTGTACATTTAGAATATTTAGTTACAAATAAAGGCGCAGCAAATAATGCGAGATCTTTTCAATACCAAGGATCAAACTTAATTGCAAATTCAACCGTTTCAGTTGTTACAATGAAGTCATCAACTGGCGGTTCTGAAATAGAAGATATTGAAAGTATTCGATATAATGCTCCTCGTGCTTATTCTGCGCAAAATAGAGGAGTAACTGCTGAAGATTATAAAAGCATTATTCTAAATAATTATCCTAATGTAAGTTCTATTAATGTTTGGGGTGGAGAAAATAATAAGCCAGTAGTTTATGGTAAAGTATTTCTATGTATTAAGCCTAAATCTAGTTTAGTTCTTACAATTGAAGAAAAAAATGCTATTAAAAGAGATATTCTAAAATCTAGAAATGTCATTTCAATTACTCCCGAAATTGTTGATCCAAAATATACAAATATTCAAGTAACTTCATCTGTATATTTTAATCCTAAATCAACTAATAAAACTAGTGATGATATTAAGGCACAGGTATTAACAACGATTAAAGATTATAATACCAATAATTTACAAAAATTTGATTCTATCTTTAGAATTTCAAATTTAACAACATTAATTGATAAAACTGATCAAAGCATTGTAAGTAATATTACATCGATTAAACTATATACTACTATTTCACCATTATATGGCATATATGGTAATTACCAAGTTTATCTAGGTAATCCAATTTATTATTCTGGTGTCGCAGAAGAAAGTGTTAAATCGGGCGGCTTTTATACTATAAACAGTGATCAATTACATTATTTAGAAGATGATGGACTCGGTAATTTACTTATGTACACATATATAGGTAAATTAAAAATAATTGTTAATAAAAATGTTGGTACAATAAATTATTCAACAGGTCTAATTTCTATTAAAAATTTGTATATTAGTGGTTTAGATCCAAATACAAATACTGGTGAATTACAATTTATAATTAAACCTCAATCATATGATGTTGTATCAGTATTAAACCAAATTATTTCTATTCCAGAAGATTTAATTAATATTAATGTTTTAGTAGATACAATTTCAATGGGTAATACTGGCGGCGGAACTAATTATATCTTTAGTTCAAGCCGATCTTAATAATGCTCCAAAAAGTCAAGTTATCGACGCTAGTTGCAAATCAATTTCCTGAATTTGTTCAGGAAGAATATCCTGCGCTTGTTTCCTTTATGGAAGCATATTATAAGTTTCTAGAGCAATCAAATACTAGAAACTTAAGTAGCTATCGTGATATTGATGAAACTCTTGATAATTTTATAGTTCATTTTAAAAATGAATTAAATTATAATGGCTTTTATACTGCACCAGAAAATGATAGATTTATCCTTAA